TGATCCTGATTTATTGCTTTTTTCATCAGCTAAGGCAAAAGCCGGCAATAGTGGGAGTAGATCAGTGATATTCAGTGATAGTAGAGGAAGGTATGTGAAACCTATAATTCCAAGAGGTAAATTAAAAAGAATTGCTGTAGATGCTACTCTTCGAGCTGCTGCTCCTTATCAAAAATCGAGAAGATTAAGGAACCCTAATAAATCAATAGTTATTGAAGAAAATGATTTCAGGGCAAAGCTTCTTCAAAAAAAAGCGGGAGCTTTAGTAATTTTTCTGGTTGATGCTAGTGGTTCTATGGCTTTAAATAGAATGCAAAGTGCCAAAGGCGCTGTAATAAGACTTTTAACAGAGGCATATGAGAATAGAGATGAAGTAGCTCTTATTCCTTTTAGAGGTAATCAGGCTGAAGTGCTTTTGCCTCCAACAAGATCAATAACTGCTGCAAAAAGAAGGTTGGAAACAATGCCTTGTGGTGGAGGATCACCTTTGGCACATGGATTAACACAATCAGCAAAAGTAGCAAAAAATGCTCTATCAACAGGAGATATAGGTCAAGTTATTGTTGTTGGAATCACTGATGGGAGAGGAAATGTACCATTAGGATTATCTCTAGGACAAAATGAGGTTGAGGGAAAAGATAACGAAAATGAAAATGTCAATTTAAAACAGGAGGTTCTAGATATCGCTGCCAAATATCCAATGCTTGGAATAAAACTCTTAGTAATTGATACAGAGAGAAAATTTATAGCAAGTGGATTTGTTAAAGAATTAGCAGAGGCAGCTAAAGGGAAATATGTCCAACTGCCAAAAGCTACCGATAAAGCAATCGCAGCGATGGCCTTAAATGCTATAAACGAATTCTAAATACTATTTATGGATAAATCTCATTGAGGAATTTTGAGAGTCCAATAGTTAAATCTCTTATAGATTTGGTTAATTCTTTATCTTGTGTTAATTTTTCAAAATCATCACTCATATCATCTATTTTGGTTGAGATAGACCTAGCAGCATTAATTGTCAATTTAATGTCATTAAGGGTTTCTTTGTCGTCGATAGTAGACAAAATGTTATTCAAATGATTAGCAGCAATTGTCATTTCTTTTATTAAAGGTTCAATTCTTTGTAATTCTTGTTTTGATAAAAAAATTAATTCATCAAGATTTTCTTGTGTTTTGTCAAATTGATCAATTGAGTTGAGGATGTTCTCAATTAAGTTTTCTTGATTTGTTTCTTTTAAAAGTTGACTTATTCTATTAGTTATATTTGAGAGACTTGATAGTTGTTTACCTGTGATAGTGTCTCCCTGACAAATAATTAATTTGGTATTGCATTTTTCGGATATAGGTTTTGCGATGTTTTTAGGAATTGTCTTTTCACTAGTTTCTAAAGCAATTTGTACATCTCCTCCAAGGAAAGAATTTGTAACTACTCTTGCAAATGCTGGCCTTGTAAGAATAATTTCAGGATTATTTAAAACTATTTTTGCTTTAATTGATTCATTCGTGAACAAGATATCTTCTATCGCAGAATCAACTTCTGGATGAAGTGCCATCTCACGATATCTACGAATTAAATCATATTCTGTTTTAAATACGCCCTCTACATCAAGATATTGCCCATAGAACCCAGAAGCCAAATAGTAGTCTGCACCGTCCTCATTATTTTTGGGGACAGGCGAAACTACTGATGGTGACGGTTTCTTATACGAATCATCAATCGAGAAACCAAAAAGTTGTGCCATTGTATAATTATACCTTTAGTGGTATTTATATTATATCCTAAACTATGATATAAATCAACTAGTTACCAGCTGATACAGATTCAACACCTTTAGGTAAGCCAGGTAAGTCTGTTGTCCAGAATAGGTAGTTGAATGTAACTTGGAATTCTTCAATCTGATCTGTTGCACCATAATCTAAAGGTATGGAACTTACTGCGTTTGGATAGATTCCTTCAAAATTATATGTTCTTAAAGTTTGAATAATCTCTCCACCCTTTCCAGCTGATTGTCCACCAGATCCTTGAGATTGTCTTGATAACTGAAAAACTTCTGCTTTTGTTTGATAATCAGCAGGGTTTATATCACCAACGTCAAACTGTAAGTCATTGATTAAATTACTCCACTGTTCCATTGCATCTCTGATGTTAAATTGTGCATCATTGATAACAGTTACTGTCCAAGGATTGAATGTACGATCCCCTGCAACAGGTAGAACACGACCTCTAAAAGGAACAGGAATATTTCCGATATTAGCAGCTGGAATTTCAGCTGCTTTTACCAAAAATCTCATATCCTGACTGATATCACCCAGACCTTGAACTTGTTCTGGAAGTGTAATGTTGACCTCAAACATGTTGGGTCTAGCACCACCACCAACTAACCTATCTCGAAAGTTGGTGATACTTCTATTTTGGAAACTTTCTCCTAATGTCATTTTCTTTTTTAACTCCTTTTGTTATTTAGTAGGACTTTAATTAAACTCGACCAGCGACTTCAGAGAAGCTAACGCCTGTTCTTGTCGCAACGAATGTAAGACCGATGAAGTTAATAGAACGAGCAGGCTTGATAAAGATATCTGCCTTGAATTCATTCGCATCAATCACATCAGGTGTGTTGTTTGACTCATCACAAATAACGAGGAAATCAGTAATACCTCTCTTAGATTGAACTCCACGAAGGAATGGTTCAACAATATTACGGAAGTTTGCTCTTGTTATTGGGTCGTTAAACTCAAATAACTGTGTTCTTGCAGCAATTTCAATTCTTGCCTCTAGGTTCAAGAACAAACGACGAACGTTGATTCTATCGAACGCAGATGCAAATGCAAGTCCAGTCTTATCACCAAATAGGAGGAATCCACCGCCAGGTGAGAAGATTACTGGGTTGATTCTCTTCACATATAAAGTATCTCTCTGAACTTTATTTGGATTATATGCTAACTTAACTGTGTTAAGTATGTTTCCTCTTTGAGGCCCAGCAGGTGAGAACCAAGGGAATTGTTCCTCAGATGTTCTCGCCATCAATCCAGCAATATCACCATTTAATGGCATGAACTGGAACTTGTTGTTAAATCTATCAAACTGATACTTATAACCAGAATCAAAGACTGCGAAAGATGATGATGTAATTGGATCATAGAACTGAACAACGTTAGTTGTTTGTGTCTTTGCACTTGTTACATTAACAACTGTCTCTCTGTTTGGAGAGATAACTGCTAAACAATCCTTTCTTGCCTCTGCAATCGCAATCAATTTATTTGCTTTTGCTTGTGATTCTGCTTGACTACCTGTAATGCCAGGGCCTTGAAGTAAGAAGTTGACTGCGTATTCTGCTTCGTTCTCAAAGATTTCATAACCACCCATGATTGAACCAAGAGAACAAGAGTAACCACCCTCTGTGCTTACACCAGAGTAATCTTTACCACCTTGTAGTTCGTAAAGTATATTACCACCAAAGTTGAAGTCTACGTCTTGTGCGTCCTGACTCCAAGTGTTTTGAGCTGTTGATACTGGAGTAAATGCAGTTACAATACCAGATGCGATTGTTCCGTTTCCAGTTGCGATTCCAATAAAGATGTTATCAGAGTTCTTTGAAACAAAATCTTTGTAGTAGATTGCATCACCAAAGGAGTTCTTTGCGTCATCTGCCTTTGATAAGAATGTGAACTTCTCAAGAATCGCACCTGTTGTTCCAGAAATCTTTCCACTGTCATCTACAACTACAATATGAAGTTCATCATTAGAACCGTTTCTTGCAGCAGTATATCCACTTGTGCCTGGTTTTTCAGCAATCTCTTTCCACTGTAATGCACCATTCTTTAATTGAATAAACTGATTATCATACCAGTCATCAACTTGGAATACTGTTGCACAAGTTGAAATACCAGCGTCAGGGTTTGCAATAGTTGAAGAACTACTTGAAAATAGAACGCCAGGGCCAGGTAATGTATTACTTGTCTTTGTTCCTGTTGTAAATGCGAAGATTCCATCTTCTGTGTAAGTCACTGGGAAAATTGTTCCAGCAGCAGAAACACGATTTACAACCTTAACATCAACTGTACTTGCACCAATACCAGTAACAAGACCTTGAATGTATCCATCTGCTGTTGATGTTGTGCCTGGGCCAACGATTGTTCCACTGATAGGTTGTGTAACACCCATACCAACACTTATGTTTGCCACCACATGAGGTGTAACATGAAGTTGTTGATCTGCAGCACCGTCAATATATGCAACCTTCATTCCGTTTGCATAACTGCCTGGGTTTCTTGCAGCTAATCGATATGTAGTAGCATCTTCATAATTATTTTGATAATCTTGAAAAGACTTAATCTTTAGATTTGAAGTTGATCCAATACCTGTTGGATGTGTTGAAGGCATACCTCCAACGTTTGCGTTATTTAAAGTTGCACCATCTGCTCTAACGACTCTTAATATACCGCCATACTGTAGATAGTTTGATGCGGTGTACCAATATTCGTACTGTCTATCGTTTGATTTTGGTTTTCCAAAAAGATCGATCATATCTTGCTCATTCTCAATAAGCAAAGGTTCTAGTACAGGGCCTCTTTCAAAAGGGCCTACTATCGCACCTGTCTGATCACTTATGGAGTCAATTCTACCAACCGTAAGGTCAACTTCCCTAACCTTAACGCCTGGAGATACTAAACCTATGCCAGCCATGTTTTTCTCCGAAGTTCCACGTTGTTTTACTAAATTTATTTATGAAATGCTACCTCTCTAAATGGGGAAACATGACGTGAACACTACCAATCAGGGTAAATGTCCATTTTTTCTTTTTTTCTTCTTCCCTTAGAAACTCTCTTAATTGAGCATCTTTTACATTCATATGCGTATGCTGACGGCACGTTCCCTCTATCTTTTCTAGTTTTATAAAAATCATTTATTAACTCCTTCATCTCACCACATATCTTACATTTTCTCTGTTCAAAAAGTAAATGCTCTAGTCCAAACTGATCTTCAAGTTCCATCAAAACCATCTCCAAGGTAACATTGACATACCTAACATATTCAATACTGGTTCAAATGCTAGTGCGATTAATGTAAACATTAAAACCTCTATGAAAAATTGTTTCCATAGAGGTTGTTTTAACTTCCATTCTTTAAACTTATTTGGTTTTCTTGCACGTTCATATGCTCCTGACTTTTCACCAATAAGATCTGCCCACCAACTTGGGTCAACAATATTTCCTAATAATTTTAAAAGTCTAATCATCTATAATCCCACATGTAAGAACGATCACCATATTCATCAGCGTACCACCTATCTCCCTCTGAATCCACAAAACTCTCATCTTCTGTGCCATCTACGATGAATCCAAAAGGAGACATATCTTGTTCAATCTGATCTCTTTGATCTTCATATATTCTTTTTCTTACATCTTGATCTGTAAGTTCTTTGAAATAATCTTGTTGAACTAACCATGCGTATATTACAAGACACATGGCCAAGTCATCGTTACATCCCTCTTCCGCTTCAAATGAGTTATGTTTTTGTATGAATGTGGTAAGTTCAGATATGATATCATAATCGTTGAATATTACTTTCTCATCTTCAATCAAAGTTTTTAAGTTAGAACATCCGACTTTCTTTACAGTCTTGGACATCTTAACTCCAAGTTGTGTTTTCTTTCCTGAGAATCCTTGTCCTACAATCTGACCAGCACGACCTCTCATTGAACACAACAAGAGATTATCATACTCCAAGTCGTACTGTATGATACTCGCAACTTGGTCTCCAATATCATTTACTTCACATAAAATAAAAGCATTGTTGTATGCCTTCGCAATATCTACGATGATATTTGGAAACAACATTGGTTTTATTTCGTTGTTTTTATATTTACCTATTACCTTATGTGGAAATGATGTAATATCTGTGATTATAAATGCAGAATAGTCAATACCCACACCACGAGCCACGTCAACTGTAATCACATAATCATGATTTTTGATTGGTTCAAAATAGATATCTAATCCACGATTACTTTTGATTGGTTCATCATAGACTAATGATTTTAACTTTGCAGAACTAATTAGAGTATCAACAGAACCTAGAAACTCACACTCAAACTCAACACGAAACTGTTGTTCTGACGTGTTTGCAATTGTTTGTTCTTTCCAATATGAATCTCTGCCTGGCACTTCAGACCAGTGAACCTCAGTTGGCACATATTCATTCTTTTCTCTTTCCGCATCATGCCACATTCGGTAGAAATGATTCATACCGTGTGGTGTGGATACAACTATGACTTTTGTTCGTTGACCAGAAGAGATAGTAGGATAAACAGATGCAAAGAATTGGTCAGCAATGTGATTTGGGATAAAAGCGAACTCGTCAAGAAAGATGACATTATAGGATCCACCTCGGACAGCAGATGCAGATGTAGACGCAGCGAGAATTTTGGATCCATTTTCTAACTCCAGAGAACCTTTGTTCCAAACAAGAACACCTTGTTGCATCCATTTAGGTAAGTTTTCATATGCAAGTTGTAATCTACCTAAGAGGTCACGAGCAGTTGATGCCTTGTTTGCAAGTATTGCTATATTTACATTATCATTAAACACAGCATAATGCAACAAATAAGATACCACAGTTGTAGACTTACCAGTCTGTCGAGGCATCTTACAGATATTAAATCTTTCGTGATGAAAATTATTGATTAATTTTTCTTGAAATGGATATAGGTTAAAATTAACTAGACCCTCATCAAGAGAAACAATCTTGATATAGTTTTTTGCAAAGTAAACAGGATTATCTTTACACTTGATGAACTCCTCAATATTCTCTTGAGTAAATTCAACTTTTACATTTGCTTTCTTTAGATTCGGATTACCAAGATATACAGTATCAGACATAATAAATTAAAAACTACTTTTCGTCGTCAGGTTTTTTCGGGTTAGATATTGTTCCTCCACCCTTAGATACATCTAGGGGATTATTTTTAGCTAAACGATCCATTCGTAATCTTTTTTTGAGAGGATTCGTTTCGGTTTTATCAATTATGTCAACAGCGTCAACATAATCTCTTACGCCAATAGTCTCGCCAACTCTTCTGACAAAACCTTTTTCTGATATGAATTGTTTGAATGTTTTCATCAGCACTTCCACCTCCTTCTTGCTTGTCTTAATCGACTGTTTGGATCTTTTGCAGCCTTTGGAAACTTCTTCATTTGCCCTGCACTTCTAGCACAGTAACTCTTTCTTCTCTTCGCATCCTTAGAACCTTTTTTGACTTTACCAGTCACCGCAGTTTGTAACTTAGAGCCAGGATTCTTACGGCGATATGCAGCAACACCTTTTGCAGTCATACCAGCACCACTCTTTGTGGGTCTCTTGTGTCCAGACTTGACACTCATACCTTTCATATCATCTTCAGTCACAACCTCTTCCATTGTAGGAGTTCTATCTGCGTCTGGCCCTTTAAAAGTTTTTCCAAGTTTATCTTTAGTTGCATCTAACTCTCTTCTTTTCTTAACAGCTGCATTAGTAAATTTTTCTGTCTGTTTCTGTCTCTTCATATAATCTGATGTTCCTCTTGCAGCATCACGTTTTGTCATTGCAACTCTAGCTGCCTGACTCAAAGTATCTAAACTAAGTTCATTTAATTTTTGTTCACCCATAGTTTGATCAAGTTTTTTCAAGTCAGGATCTTTTTCAATTTTCTTTAATCTGGGATCATCTTTTACATTTTTAATTTTTTTATTAATTTCTGAGTTATCTCTAAAACTAGCACTTGCATCCTTTCTAGTTAGTCCTCCAAATGTAGGTAAAGTTGGTTCTTTTGTCTCACCCAT